GGTCTTCTCCAGAAGTGAGCGAGGGGTTCACCTACCCTACAGGAGCTTATCGACCATGCAAGATACGGAGTGCATCAAGACACTAATGCCCGACGGCCCGCACATAAGCCTGGCAAGCGCGCAAGGCGATCAGGGCGCTGTCGCCGTCGTCGGTGATGCGGATAATTCGCTGAGCATGCGCCGGGTCAAGTCGGGCTCGCGGGGTTGCATGAACCACGCCGCCGGGGCTGGAGGTGGCAGGCACTGCGCAGCCACTGGCGGTGGTGTCGAGAAGGACTGACAACCGCACATCAGCAGTGGCCAGGCGGTCACGCAGAGCAGCTTGGTTGCGTTGGGCATTGGTTAATTCCTGGGTGTGTTGCTGGTCGCTGGTGGTGAGTTGTAACTCAAGGGCCAGGCGCTTTTCCTGTTCCGTCCTCTGCCGATTCAGCGCCGCCTGGTGTTGCTGGTTCAACGCTTGCAAATGGGAAGCGGCCTGATGCTCCAGCTGCGCACCATATCGCCAGGCCTGCAACTGCCACACCAGCGCCATGGGCAGGCATAATCCGATCCACCGCAACACACTTAGGAAACGCATAGCACCGCCTTCGCCTGCGCCCACAACTGCAGGCGGCCCTCCAGGCCGTTGAGTCCGCCGTTGATACGCCGGGTAATGGTGGTGAACTGGTTTTTGTCAGCCAGCTCGTTGAGCCCGTTGCTTTGCCAGAACCAGGCGGCGGATTCACATGCCCATCGAGGTTGTTCCAGCAACTGCGGATGACCAAGTAAATCCAGGCCCAAAGCCTCGCCACAGGCAGCATAATTAGCCCGCCCCGTGACCTGTATCAGGCCTCGGCCGCGAAATTTGAAACCATCCCCCGCCTCCGAATTGCCCAGATCAGTGCGCCCCTCATACCTCGCCTGCTGAGCGGTCGGCCCCCAAAGCTCTTTCAACCAGCGCAACTGTCCAGACTCATGCCCAACCTGGGCAATAAAGGCAGCCATCCTCGACGGGGTAATAACGTCATACGCATGCATTGCGATGTTTAAGGCAGGAACAAAAACGCCGGCTTGGCGGCCGGCGTCGGGGAGGATCTGTAGTAACTGCTGCGGCGTCATCATCATTAAGATCTCCAGGTGATAAAAACGCGCGACAAGCAGTCAAGTTTCGACATTGGATACACCGCTGACGATATCCAACGCTGCCTTGCGTTTTTGCATCACGTCATCAGGAATGGGTCGGGCACGCTCATACTTGGCGATCACCTGCCAGTCGGTTGATTGCAGATAAGCGACTGCCTTCGTCCTGATCAGCTCGCCGTCCTCAGCGACACTGCCAATTTTCTCAAGGGCGTTAAGTTTTATCAGGCTCATACATCAACCTCGATGGGTTTGATAACCGGTGCAGCAATAACCGGCGCTCTTGGAATAGAAACAGGCCCCTCGCTCGTAACGGCCAGCGGTTCCGGGTTGCGCATGAACTCAGGCGAATCAGCGCTTACCGGCAGCTTAAGAGTCAAGCTCAATACGCCGTTGTTACGCTCAATCACCGACATGGGTGCCAACCATTTACATTCGACGTCGCTGGACTTGACTTGATAACCGTCGGGAATCAACGACAGATCCAAGACATCTTTGCCAACGGTCAATAGCTCACCTTCAAGGCTAGCCGTCAACTCGCCATCCATCAGAACGGCAAACAGTTTGATAATGATCATTTCCAAGCCCCCACTACCTGTACCTTGAAGTTTGTAAATTGCTGCGCCGTTGCACCGTTGCGGCAACTAAATCCTACTGAACCACCGTCTGCGTTGACCCATTTTGTGGTGATTCCGAAATGGTCATAACTAATGGTCGGCTGGAAATTAACCTCACATACGGCGAAACGTGGATCGACAACTTGGACAGGGAGCGCAACGATTTGGGTGATGATATCCCCAGGCTGCAGCGTCACACTTGTGCCGGTCCAGATATGCATGACGACTTTCCCGTTCTTGTAGCGCCATACGGCAGCATTACCATTCATCATGGTCAGGTCCATCAACCCGCTGCGCTCACCATCATTTACCGGTTGCAGTGCACTGGCACTGTCCATGACCAATCGCCAAGGGCCCCAGCGCGTTTCACTGGTGCCATAACCCGTACGCCTATAAGCGTTCTGGGTAGCGCCTGGAAGACCAGTCAAACCTACGAAATCCTGAAACACCTGGTCGCCTGAATTCAGCACCGTGTTGACGACACCATAGGCATATCCAGAGGGCAGGGTGCCTGCGGTATTCAGAGAGACGTACCCATACCCTTGTACTTGGGCAATAGAAACATCATCGATATTGGCAACGTAAGTATAGGGGTTAAAGATTTTGAGACGACGGCGCACCATGAGTGCGGCGTCAATATCCAACTCGCCATATATGCCACTTTGCCAAGGCTTAGCGACTGTTCCTTGGGCATATTGCCGGCTCCATTCGCGCTCACTGAGCAAGTCGAAAGCGATTTGTCGTACATGTCCTCCACCGGCGCCACTTACAGTTTGAATGATAAAAACATAGCTCGACGGGAGCGAAACCCCACCATTGCCGAACATGAACAAACCATTGATTGCCGGTAGGGCGTCGGCGCTATCTGTAGGTTTCATAGAAATAGGAACGCTTGCCCCCCAGCCGCTGGCTTTGGCCATAGCATCGCCCTGATATAACTCTGCGGTCATTGCATTGAGCTTTATCATCGCACTACGTGGAGTATCACCACCCACACCGCTGGGGCGCGTGCCCAGATCAATTTCTTGTCGTGCCATTTGAAGCTCCCAAAAACAGGCAAAAAAAACCGCACTACGGCGGACGTTAAAAACATAAGTCATCTGTTAAAAACAGCAGGTACCACTACTGGAATTGTTATCCGACTTCACAATGCAGAGAAAATGAGCCTACCCACTCATAGGGCTGCGGGTTTTTAACTTAACCGTTATGACTAGAGCACTGCTAGCGTCCAATGCTCATTCCCCCTCACTCTCACTCTGTAGTTCCACCCACTACCTTCAGGTGCAAGTGAAACAACGCCAAATGCATCGCGTACCTCGCAGACCCCTCGGGCATCTCATTAGAGCTGTGCTTCATGTAGCGCTTTTAGATATTTAAAATCGGCATCGCAGGAAAGTCATAAACTACAGCACCAGGAATACCACCTAAAAACATACCGGAAGGCGCATCCATAAAAGACTCCAAAAATAGTAAGGGTATTCCACTAGCAGCCCAACCCAGTCCTACTTCCGTAACCACCGATACCTGTCCACGACTGCTATTGGTAATCCCAAAAAATGCAAAAGGAAGTACCCCTATGGCTACATACTGCCCATTCTCTATCGGAGCCTTCCGATAGTGATAGAGATCGTCACGACCATTTACAAAAGGACTACCACTCACCCTAACCCAATCCTCTGCTTTACCGGATACCTCTCCAGAAAATGTGAGCATTCTCCGACTAGCATCAAAAACTCTATTGCTGACATCGTTGAATACCGACAAAGACCACTCTTCATCAGGGGGTAAATTCGTCGTATACGCTTGCCAGTTCAACGTAATGTCTGCTTGCCTCACCCGAACAGAAAAACCTGTCCACGCTCCGACCGAACCTATCGGTGTGATTCCCCCTATTTGTCCTTTACCCAGCCACTGGGCAGCGCAGGCGATAGGCGGATCGAATGAAGTGATTATTGTCGCGAATGGTATAGAAGTGAGACCAATTGCACAGTTCGTAGTACCAGACTCAGCCAAGGAATAATTCAAAAATGTAGAGTCGACGAGGATTTCCCCATCCGAATTTCTTACCGCTAATCCAAAGCTCATTTGTACGCCACCAAAATTAGCACGCTAGAACACAAATAAGCTGGGCGGTAGTACCATTCATAGCCCCAAACTATTTGCCCCTCTAAAAGAGAAGCGGAGACACCTACCTGCCCGGCCCACCCTATGGGTATCGAATAGAGATAAGCATTAGCAGGACCATACCCAGGTACAGCCTTACTTCCTTTCGTCAGTGCCTCTACCGAAAACTTCTCTATAACCCGCAATGCCTGGCCTGTCATTGTGTTAATGGAAGCCCCCATAGAATTGAATGTTATAAGTCCAAAACTCATGCACTCAAATCTCCCATTTGAACCCTAAGGGTACCAACCGAATCAAACACTTTTATCGCTCGATTATTCATCAGCATTCTTCCTGCTCCTGGCGCCGAGCCGTTGATTTCGAATGTACCATCGAAGAACAACCTCCAACCTCGCTCCGCCTCCTTATAATTATTAGATTGAATGTAATTACCGATCTTGGCATTGGTAATAGTTCCATTCCCAATAAAGGCATCAGCAATAATCGTCTGCCCGTCCTGAATAACAAACGGGAATTGATTCTTCTGTCCTACTGCAAACCGATCAGCACTGATGATGAATTGACTCTCCAACCCACCCGGCCCGTTTTCCAACCCGAGCCCGATACCGGCATAGGAATATTGCCCTTTGCCCGCGTCGTACTGCATGCGCACGGACCAGTTGGCCGAGACCTTACCGTCAACGGTTTGAATGGCTGTTGAGTTGGTCTGGATAGCCACTGTGTGACCACCCACCGTGGTTTGGACTGTGTCGATACGTTGGCCCAGAGCCTGGTCGCCGCTTGTCCGTGCGTTGATCTCGTTCTGAACAGCCGCTTTATTGGCGGCGCTTTGTGCCGTGACAGTATCAATCCTGCTCCCAAGCGCCCCATCAGCATTGATACGAGCCGTCTGCTCAGACTGAACAGCCGCCTTGTTAGCATCGGCTTGCACCATGACAGTGTCGATCCTGCTACCCAATACCCCGTCGGCACTGATCCGCGCAGTCTGTTCAGACTGAACAGCCGCTGTAGTCGCAGCATGTTTTACTTCCAATACGTCCGTGCGTTGCCCCTGGATCAGGTCGCCCTCGATAATCGCCGACTGAATCGACCAGACGCCGACGCTCTGCTGTTCGGAACCCTGCCACCCAGCTTCGTCACCCTGCATAGAAGGGTTAACCTGCAAGGAGATGCCATCAACCCGTTCTGCAGTGGTGGTGACCTTGCCATCTAGCGTGGTCACGGTAGCCTTCAAGGTGTTCAACCCATTCGCTGTAGCGCTTACACCCGTGACCGGATCATCAACCGTGACCTTCACAGCATTCAGTTGCTGGGCCTGAGCGTTGATGTCGCTGCCATGCTGAGCAATTGCCGCCGAGTTCTGCTGTATGTGTGCAGCCAGTGCCGCGGTGGTTTGCACAAGCGTGCCGATGTCCAACCAATACGTTGTATTCGGTGGTGTATTTCCAGCAGGCACCGAAGCAACAGCTTGGTAAAGGTGATTGCCCAACCGCACAAACTCACCACTGGCATATGCCTTGGCCGAATCAAACAGCAATGCATCCGTTACCTGATCCACCAGCCCTTCAAGATCCTTGCGCGTCTTGTCCAGACGTTCATTGACCGAGCCCACGCCCACACCGTCAATCAGCTCGATGCGGTCCAACAGGTGCTTACCCAGCTGCGTCTCACCAATTTTTCCAGCGATCAGATCCAGGATCGGCGAGGCATCCGAACTGCTTTGCCCCAGTACGCCAGACCCCGTCGGAAACCACGGCCCGATATTGCCCGTGCGATCCACCAAGCGCGCCCAGAAGAACAACGACGTCCCGGCCGCCAGCCCCATCATGGTCAAATCGGTCTGCGGATAGGCGTAATCCCCCAGCTTAGTCGCCAACGCCAGGTCGGCAGTCTTCCCATACCAAACCTCCGTACGCTGCAAATCCGCCGTGCTCATCCCCTGCGGAATCTGCCATTTCAGCTTGATCGCAAATACCAACGACTCTGTCGTCAGCGCAGCCACCGTCGGCGGCAAGGTGGTCTTGCCGTTGAGCACGGTCTCAACCGACTCGCTATACAACGAGCCAATATCCAAGGCGTTGATCGCCCGCACCTTGGCTACGTAGCGTCCAGCGTAGATCCCGGAAACTTCAATCGAAGTCCCGCCGGTACGCCCGGCGTAGATCCACTCGCCGTCGTTTCTACGCCAGTAGACCTCGAAGGCAATCGCATGCGCCGGACGTTGCCAGTCGATGGTCATGACATTGACCGCACTGCCTTGCTCGACGAAGTGGTCATTGCTGACCGTCACGCCGGTCGGGGCCGCTTGCACGCTCGGCGGAATCACGCTGATCGGTGGGCTGTCGATTTTCGCGCCGTTGTCAATAGCGGCAAATTTGCTCGGTACATGCTTGACCGCGCTGAGGCTGTATTTGATTTCGTCATCCGAAAAATCTTCGGAGATCGACAGTACGCGGAACTGTTGCAAAGCCAGGGTCGCGGAGTCGATGGCCCAGATCGATTGGGCCGGGGGCAGTTCGTCGAGCTTGGTTTGCAACACAACCAACTGCCCGTCCGCACCTGCGGCGCTGACGGATTTGACCTCCCTGGACACCGCCTTGCCGTTGGGCATCACCAGGGTGATGGTGTCGCCGGCAGTTGCGGTGACTTCGGCATCCAGGGTCAGGGTGTCGAGTGTGGCAGCACGCAGGCGCCCGCCAATTCGGCGGCCGGCGCGGTCGTTGTCGGCTACGCGGATGATCTGGCCGGGGCGCGCCAGGGTGCCGTCGAGGCCGACCGCGAAGGTCACGCTTTCGGTTTCCAGGCGGTTGGTCAGCAAGGCCCATTTGCCGATGCGTTGGGCCTGCGCCTGGGACGTGCAACCGGTGGCACTGATTTCGGTTTGCTGGATGCCGTAGCGCGCGATGCCTTCGGCGTCATCGACGTACTGCACCTTCTGGCGATAGAAATCCGTCGGATCATTCCAGCTGACCAGGGCGACGGTGTAGCGGGTCTTTTTCGCCGACCCGCCGTAGATGAACTGGCCACCGATCACGTTGGCGTTGGAGTAGGTGTAGACCGGGTCTTCCGGCATATCTGCTACTGCCATCACCGAACCCGCGCCCCAATAGGCCATGCCGCGGAAGGTGGTCGCCAGGTCCTGCAGCACCTTCAGGGCATCGGCGCGCACCGACAGGTACAGGTTGCAGGTGAAGCGCGGTTCGGTGCCGCCCTTGCCGTCGGACACTGGCTGGTCGCAATACTGGCCGATGCGGTACAGCTCCCACTTATCCACTTGGCCGGCGTTGAGCAGGTGGCCGAGGCCGTAGCGTTGGTGCAACAGCAGGTCGTAGTAGATCCAGGCCGGGTTGTCGGTCCAGGCGGATTTGAACGTGCCGTCCCACACGCCGCTGTAGGTGCGGGTTTGCGCGTCGTAGTTACTCGGCACCTTGATGATTCGCCCACGCAGTTCGAAAGAGCGCGAGGGGATCGACTGGAATTGCGCGGCATCGAATTGCAGGCCGATCAACGCCGAGCCCGGGTAGCGCAGCTTGGCGTCGATCACCTCGGTGGACGACTCCACGGTGGTGGTATCGGCGATCGCGCCACTGGTGGAGTTCGGTGTGATCCGGCGCAGACGCAGGGTCCAACTCACCTTCGCAGGAGGCAAGTCAACACGGTGGGAACGTTCGTACTTGGTGGTGGTTTTACCGCTGAAGGCTGCCGCCAGTACCTGCACGAAGGCGCCGCCATCGGTGGATAGATCAATAGCGTATTGCACCGTGTAGCCGTTGGTGTCGCCGTTGCTGGTGTTGGTCTGCGACAACCGCGTGACAGCCAGGCGAACCCGCACCGCCGACAGTTGCAGGTTGGAATAGGACTTGGTCCAAGGCTGATCGCTACGCAGCTCGACGGACACCGGGCTTTCGTTTTCCACGGCAGGGAAGCCTGGGATGTGCGTCTGATCCTGGCTGCCGTTGCGTGTATCGAGGGTCACGCCACTGAAATTGAGGCTGCCATCGGCGTTGGCCAGCGGAGTCTCGTCGAGAAACACCGAGCGCTTATCGTTTTTCAAACCGACAATCTCGCCTTCGCTGACGAGATCGAGGATACGGGCATAGGCCGTACTTTGCAGGCTGTCTGGCGCCTCCACGGAGGGACGGGGCTTGGACGCGCCGCCTTTGCTGCCAGCGAGAGTGAGGTCAGTCATGGCTTTCCTTCAGGCGAAATAAAGCCCGCACTCGGCGGGCTGGGTGAAAAGGAGGACGGTTAGAGTTGGTCCTGGGCGTAGATGCCGGCACTGATCACAGCACTGCCGACGACCAACTCGCCGTAGAGCAAGCCGACCGGATTGCCCTGGGCGTTGGTGTTGACCGGGCCGTTGAAGCTGTAGCTCGGGCGGTTATTAGGACTGTCCTGGGCACCAAGCCCTTTGGGGGGCGGTGATAACATCTGCATGACACCGCCCATCGCCATGGACGCCCCCGCCATCAACATCATGCTGGCAGCCGGCCCCGTCAGGAAACCAAACGGGTTGTAATACGCCACCGCGATCAATACCGCACCGATAATGGTCTGCAACCCGCCTGCGCGCTTGGAGCCGGTCAATACCGGCGCGATGCGGATCACGTCCTTGCCAAGGGGCTTTTGAATATCGTCTTCGGCGATGTTGCGCTTGCCGTTGAATACGGCAAAGCGCAAACCTTTATCAGCGCTCTGCAGCATGTAGCGCTCAAAGCCAGGAAACTGTTTGAAGTAGCCCATTACATCCTTGAAACCACCCGCGGTGGTCACGCGATGTTCTCGACCGAAAAGCCTGGCGAGCGAGCCTGATAGCAGCACCGTTCGCATCGTATGTTGTTCGACTGCCAATCCCATGAGCACTCTCCTGATCATCTTCGAAACGTTGGCTAGAGCTGATCCTGCGCATAGATACCCGCACTGACCACCGCACTGCCCACCGTCAGCTCGCCATACAGCAAGCCCACCGGGCCGCCCTGGATGCTGGTGTTGACCGGGCCGTTGAAACTGTAGCTGGAGCGGTTATCCGGGCGGTCCATGGTGCTCAGCCCCTTGGGCATCGGCGACATCAACTGCATGACCCCGCCCATGGCCATGGAGATCCCCATGCTCGCGGCGAAGGTCCAGCCGGTGGTGGATGAAGCGCCGATCAAGGTCGAAGAACCACCGGAAGCGGCGAGGCCACCAGAGAAATATGACGCCGCGACAATCAGTGCGACCCCGATAATGGTTTGCATCGACCCTGCGCGCTTGCTGCCCATCAGCACCGGGGCGATGCGGATGTCCGAGGTTCCGGAAGGTGCGTTGAGCCGGTCCTGGCCGATATTGTCGCGGCCCAGGAAAATCGAGTAGGTCACGCCACGGTCCTTGGACTCCATCAGGAAACGCTCGAACCCGGGCACCAGGATGCACAGCGCGTGAATCGCTTCCGAGGCGTTCCTCACCGCCAGCCGATGCACTCGGCCGAAGCTGGCGCCCAGGCTGCCGTAGAGGCGCACCGTCCGGACTTTTTCATGATGCATGGCATCCTCCAGGCGAATGAACCGCCGATGTGGTTAGTGTTTGGCCCGCAGGCCATGTCGCCAATAGCTCACCGTCACCTCGCCCCAATAGCCGCCGTAGATGTCGCGTTTGCTATCGCGGCCATACAAGTGGTGCAGGATCGAGCCGGGCGCGGGGTAATGTTCGGGTTCGCTTTGCAGCACCCCATCAGCCAGGTAAATCGCGGCATGATTGGGCACTGGCGCACGGATCTGCATCAGCACGATATCGCCCTGTTGCAGTTGGCTGACCTGCACAAAGCCGGCGGCCGGCAGGTTGTCCAGGTAGAGATTGCCGCCCTTGTCCCACCAGCCGTCTTCGCGTTGATAGTCGCCGAGCTCGATGCCCAACTCGCGGCGGTAGTAGTCGAGGATGATGCTCAGGCAGTCATGCACGCCGTGGGCGAAAGCGCGACCGATCAAGGGCGCCTGGTAGCCATTCGGCGTGCAACTGGCCCATTCACCGGTACACACCTGCCCGTCGTCCCCCTTGCGCACTTCGACAATGTGCCAAGGCAACCCTGAGGCTTCGCACGCCACGCGGTCCGCTTCACTGGGCGTCGCCGGGCAATCTGGATGGCTGTGCACCACCGCGAGAATTTCGCCACGCTCTTCGGCGGCGGCATAGTCCTCGGGTGCCAGGCGAAAGTGTTCGCTGGGCGTGCTCGCCGTATTGCGACACGGCACATACACACGCTTACGCCCTTCGCGAATCATCAGGCCGCAGCACTCATGGGGGTAGTCGGCCACGGCGTGCCGGGCAATCGCCGCCAGGTTGGTCTTGTTCATATTCAGCTCCGCAACAGGCCCGCAGCCGGAAATGAACCGTAGGGTAATGGGTTGTTTTCGCCGAAACGCAGCTTGCAGCTGGTCAGCCGCCCACCGCATTTATCCTTGGCCGCATCCGTGACGATCACGTCATTGGCATCCGCCACCGGGCCGCCGTTGTAGCCGCAATAGGGGCCGCGGTAACCGCCGCAGCTGAGCCACCAACACACGTTGGCGACGATCTGCCGACGGGGCAGTTGCACGCCATTGAAGTCCAGCGCGCTGGCCAGTTCGAACTTCACCGTCTCGCTGCTTTCCGCGACTTTGCGCTCGACATACCAGATGTCCGGCGGCAGTTCCTCTTCCGGGTCCGCTTCGGGCTGGCCGTCGAGGTACTTGGCCAAGGTGCGGTGACGGATCAGCCGAGCGCCGACCAGGTCCTCGAAATACAACACCAACGCCGTGATGAAACCACCGACGTTACCTACGGCCAGCGTTGGCGTCGGTTGGGTGCCCTGCCCCGACATTTCAAAACCCTCGGCCTGGATCGGCCAAGGTGAATACTCGTGGCCCTGCCAGAAGATCGATGACTCCTGAGGGTAACCGTGAAACCGGTACAACTCGGCACCCAGGGTGGTGGCATCGAGCTCGAAAAGCTCCACCCAGGCCCCGGGCTCCAGGGTCTGGATATCTGCAGTGATGGACATATGATTCTCCGGGCAAAGAAAACCCCGCACTGTGGCGGGGTGTAGGCGCCACAGGCGGCGCTAGGGGTGGAAGGCTTGCTCGAACGTCGCGGTCAGGGAGTAGAGCCCGGCGCCCATGGGCGTAGGCTGGTAACCCCTGCAGCGATACAACGCAGGTTCTGCCAGGGGTGCGGTCCAGTTGAACGCCTTGGCACCGGCATGGCGATCGAAAAAAGCGACAATCGCTTTGATCCGCGCTTCGTCACCCACGAAGGTCAGTGGCCAGGACTGGGTCTTGTTGTTGATCCCATCCGCAGCCGTTTGCTGGTAGCCGTCGCCGAACTTGGCCGACTTGAGGCGAAACTCGACGCTGCCGACGGGTTCCACCTTGGGCACCCAAGTGAATATTTCTGTGCTCATGTTATCTCCAGGCGTAAGCCGTTGGTGGTCAGCGGCCGTTGATCGCCGACCAGATTTGCCCGCCCGGCTTGAGGTCGCGGGCGATCTGTTCAGCAGCACCCTGGCGGGCTGAGCCGGCATAGGCGCGGGCGACGTTCTGGGCGTTGGTGTCGGTGCCTGAGCCCTGGCCGTCGGCGACGTTGATGGTTTGCTGGATTACCACCTGGTTGCTGCAGGTAGTGCCCGACGGGCCGCCGCCTAAAGCGCGTACGCCGAGGGAGCCGTCGGAACCTCGGCTCAGAGGCATGATGGCTTCGGGGCCGGCTTCGCCGAAGAGGGCCATGGGGGCCAGTGTGGGGCTGGTCGCAATGGAGTTGGTGAATACCCCCCCATTGGCATACTTAATGCCGGAGACATTGAGTTCATTTTGATACCCGCTTGGCCCCAGCACTGAACCTGCTGGAACAGAAGGGCTCAACCAACTGGTGATGGCCGAGCCGGCCAAACTGAACAACGACTTCAGGGCACTAGAGGCCGCCGTTTTGGCAGCCATCGCCGCCATGTCTTTAAGTACCGAGGTGGCAAAGTCAGAGAAGTTGAACTTCCCCGTAGTCGCAAACGTCAGGACCGCGGCGTCCATCTTTTCAAAAGCACTGGCGAACACCGCCTTCGATTGCTCGGCTGCCGTACCTGCGCTAGTAGAATACTCTTTGAACGCGGCACTGGCGCCTTCGCGCCAATCATCGAGCAGCTGGGTCATATCGGCGAAATTACTTTTAACCTGCCCAGTTTTTTCTTCACTCAGAAGAGCCATCCCCTCCTGATCCGATGAAGCTGCATCCCCATACGGCCCACCCGTTGGAAACTTCAGCCCCGCCCGCTCGGTGTAATTGGACTGCGCCTCCAGCGCACCCACAAAATCATTCTGCGCACTCTGGCTCTGCTTGAGCACTTGCACCAGTTGCGCATTTTTTTGAATAAAATTTTCCGCCGCGTCCGTGGCCGGATCATAGGCCTTTTGAAAGGCCTTGAACTGGCCGGACGTGACCTGTAGCGCCGCTGCGGCAGAGGCGCTGACCTTTTTACTGGCATACTCGATCTTCTGCTGCATCTCGCGCATGCTGTTTTCGGTAATCCGTGACGCCTTCGCCAGGGCCTGCTCCAGGCTGCCGAGGTTGAGCGTCAGATTACCCTGGGAAGCAGTTGCCATAGGTTTCTCCGGGTCATGGATAAAACCCGCCGAAACGGGTTTCAAGGAAAGTGGCGTCGTCCTTAACGCCACTCGTTCATCGCACGTTCGAGCGACACACCCCGGCGCAGCTCATGGGGCATGAAATCAATCAGCTCGGCCGTGCCGCCGCCCAACCGGTGGGTCTGCAGCGCCACCAACGCGCTGCCCGCCTCCAGCCGCCTACCGGCGTGCAGGGAACCATATCGGTCGATATAGCGTCCCCAGGCCAGGGCTTCGTGGTAGGTCATGCGTTCTTTGGCTTCGGCGATCGTGCGGCCACCCACTCCGTTCAGCACCAGTTCGTGCCAGAACTCATCGGCGACCGTCAGCTCTTTGCGCCGCCACCTTGAGTGCCATTGACCTCATTGACTGCATTGAGGATCACAAACCCCAATGACGGCTCAAGCCCGAAGGCATCGTCGTAACTCAGGGCTTCATCACCCTCGGCACCCAGCGACACTGAGGCCGCGAGGTAGCTTGCATTGCGGCTCTGTGTCGACTCGCCCTGGCTGAACAGACGCTCGATCACGCCGAACGACTGGCGGCGGATGTGCAACGTGAAGGTGTCGGTGACTTCCTTGCCGGTTTTGCTGTCCAGATGCGTCCAGCTGATCTCTTTCTTCACCGGTTGGCCATCGACGATGCCGCCCTTGGCTTTCAGTTGTTTGAGGTTCATGGCGTCTCTCAGGCTTTCTTGATCCAGGCGCTGGCGCCGGTGCGTTGGATAGTGACGGTGGTGGTTACGACGGCGTTCAGTGCAAAGTTGAACGGGAAGTCCGACACGTAGCCGTCGAAAGTGAACCAGGTACGGGTTGCCGGCAGTTCAAAGCCATCGCCCTTGGCGTTCAGGGTAGGTAGCACGTCCTTGCCGTCGGACCAGCCCACCGCCCACTTCACACCGGTATCGCCCTTGGCTTCAGACAGCTGGTGCAGGCGGATATGGCTGGCGTTGGTCGGGTCGGCATTCAGGCCCAAGCTCGCAGTGCCTGGAGTGCGCAAACCTTTCTTGTAGCTGCGCTCTTCGGCATTGAGGCTGGTGTCTTCAATCTGCTCGGCCGGCGCGCCGCCCGGTTCGAATGAAGTGGCGTGCTCGATTTCCAGCACGGTGTAGGGCCCGGTGCCGGAGGCCGGCGGGACGAGGGCAAAAATCTGGGTACCTTGAGTAAGAATCGACATCGAGTGTTCTCCATGAACAATAAAAAACCCGCGAAGGCGGGCTGTGGGGTGCAACGGCTGTGTTGCTGGGTACTAGGCAGGTCGAGCCGCGATCAGGGCGCCGGTTTACCATCCAGGTAAGGCGGTACATTCGGGTCCGGTTCTCGGCTCTTGATCAGGTCGACCAATGCCTGGTTGCTCTGGGCCAAGAGTCGAATGGCCGCGTTGAGCGCCAGTTGGCCATCAGTCTGGGTTTGCAGGGCGGCGATCAAGCGGTTGATCGCGGCCAATTCTTCGTCGTTCATAGGCATCTTGATTCCTGTATCACGTCAGGTAGGCAGGGGGTGGGGAGCGTCAACAATGCGCAGCGGTGACGATCAAGACGCCAACCCACCGGCCATGATCGAACTGCGATACCCCGTCGCCGGGTCGCCAACGTGGGTCACTTGGATAATCGACCAACGCCCCTGCATATACGAAGGCCAGGTTTCATCCAGCACCAGCAAGCCTTCGGCAGCAAGCAATGGGTTACCAGGGCAATCGATCTGTAATTTCAAACCTTCACGGCCCACCCGCCGCAGTTCGCCTTCGGCCACGGCACGGGCTTCGGCTTCGTTCTGGCAGCGCTGACGCAAGGTTTTGAATGGGGCAATCCCTACTTGGACCACGCGCTGCTTGCCGGCGGCGGCGTCCCACCAGCTGACGCGGCTGCCCATGTATTTGGAGCGGGCTTTTTCGTCGAGCTTGGCGGTAATGAAGGCGTGCTCACCGGGCCGGTTGTCCTCGGTCACCGATAATTTCACTGGCGGCAATAGCTGACCGGAGAGTGATTTGGCCTGCCCCGCCTCGGCCAGTACATAGAGTTCGTTGAACGGCTTGGTGACCGCGTTGTAGCGCTTGGCCAGGCGAGTGATGAAGGCCATGTCGCTTTCATTGGACTGGTCGATGTGCGCAATCGCAATGCCGTCCAGCGTCGGTGCCACTCGCGGTGAAAAACCATGGCGGCTGACCAGTTGGCGAAACAATGCCCCCAATGTCGTCGGCCCGTGGCTGGCGGAGCGGCGCTGGCGGTACCCGCTCTTATCCACCTCACTGAAGGGCGCGGCCGTGGCCACGATCATCAGGCGCATCGGAAACAACACTGGGGTTCGTTGGGTGACGACAAACTCGCCTTTTTCCACCAAACCGGTTTCCTGGTAACCGACGCGCAGGCCGATCTTGCCACTCAGGCTGGGCAGCCCCTCCAGCCCTTCGATATTGAGGGTCAATTCCAGGCGGTCAGTCTGGATACCGGCAGCGTCGGTGTGGCTCCAGTGCATCAGGCGTTGATTGAGCAGCGCCGCGTTGGCGCCGTAGAACTCTACGATCGGGGTAAATCCCTGTGCCATGCAGCCTCCTTAATCCCACGCCAGCACGGGGCGCACGGCCGCCGGCCTGGCTTGCATCTCAGGCACGATCACCCATACGCCGGCCGGCAATACCGGACCGTATTCAGCCAGTTCAGGGTTCAAGCGCCAGAGGGTTTCTTCCGCCGTATCATCGCAACGCCCCAGCTCGCGGTAGAGCAACAGGTTGACCGAATCACCGGCGATACTTCGCACTCTACGCATTGACGAATTCCTCCAGTTCCAGGGTCCAGGCCATGACCATGGCGGTGCCGTCATCGATCACGTTGCTTTGGGTTTCCACCACCGAATTGATCCGCCACAGGCCCCAATTACGGCCGATGCCATCGACCAACGGCAAAGGCGCCCGCGCATTTTGCAACGCGCGCAGTTCGTCCAGGCGCTGCATACCGGTGGCGTACATGGCTGTACCGCTGAACGTGAGCTTTTCCAGCTTCTGGCCGTTCTGCCGCGACTGGGGTTTGCTGGCAATAATCGCCAGGTCACTCCAGCCGCCGTCGCTGTTGCGGATCAACGACGAATAGGCAAAGCCTCGGGACAAACCAAAGATAAAGTCGCCGAGTACCATTTGTTGTCGCATCAATCACCTCCTGGAGGATCGGCCAGTGCCGCGTTGCGCCGGATGCCAAGGGAATCGGTGACCATGGGCATGCATTGAAATTGCAGGGCCTGGATCACCTGGTTGACGACCTGCTGGGCATCGGCAGGGTTGACGCCGGTGATCTGGATACTCGGCGCTATCGTGACCTGGACGTTGTCGGTGCGGGCACTGTTGAGCTCCTTGCTTAGTGCATTGGGCGCGGGCAAGCGATCATTTGAGCTGAACAATTTGTCACCGAGCCAACTGCCTGCTTCGCTGCCCAGCAAACCACCGATGGCGCCGCCGACTGCGGTGCCGATACCAGGGAAAACCAGGGTGCCGAGCGCGGCGCCGGCGGATGCTCCCGCCCAGGCGCCGCCTGCGGTGCTAAGGCCAGCACCGACGGCCTTGGCGTCGCCATTGCGTACGCCCTGGACCACGTCAACGGCGGTGTCGACATACTTCAGCGGGCCAAGACGGCGGGCGCCGGCAGACTCCAGCTTACTCATCACACCCAACAGCCCCGAAGCCGGTACTTTTGGCGAGGGAGTCACCACGGGCATGACTGAACGCTCATGACTGACGGTCTGTGAGTGTGGCTGGGTCGTTGCGCGAGCTTCGGAAGGCAGGGGCAGGCCCCTGCGTTCCAAGGCTTCAATCAGCCCCGGGGCTCTACTTGGGATCGAATGACGCAGATCAGTGTGAGTCGTTCGGTTATTGGCCTGGGCACCACGCGGCTGCAAACCTTGCACGGGTGCTCCGGCATGGAAACCGTTGGACTGCGCCGGGGATAAGGGCTTGATGAAGCGCTCAGACAGACTGCGCAGCGTCGACATCACGCCAGCGTTTTTCACAGGTGCCCGCTTTGTAATCGCCGGCCTCGCCACAGACGCCTGTTTCTTCTGCGCGTTGCGCGCCTTCTGGTTTTTCTGCGACTTGGGCCTATTGCTACCCTTTTTCTTGGCAGCAGAGCCTCTGCGACTGGAGCGGCGACTGCTCAGTGAGGCTTGGGTTGCAGTGGCGCAGCAGCATGACTGATCCTTTTTAAAGCCGTCGCTCTTGAACAGTTTGCCAACCACTCCAGGCAGTTTGCCCAGCGTCACGTCGACCACATTGCTCGTCACCCGACTTTTGATCGTGTCTCCCAAACCTGAGAAAAAGCCGGTCACCACAGGTGAAAACACCGGCAGAATCACCGCCTCAGCGGTTTTCACAGTGGTAGCGGCTGCTGGCGATGTGCTGGCCCAGGCATTGGCACCGTCCATCACGTCGGTCTTTTTTTGAAGCCACAGGTCTTCCCAGAGTACCGGTGCTGGCTTGAGCGTCGTGGAGAGCCGCTCCTCACTTTTTGAGGACGCCTCGCGCAGCTGCGCTATGGTTTTTTCCTTGATGGCTGGCGCAGCAAACGATTGTTGAAAGGCCGCGACCGGATCGAGGCTCTTTACCTCGCGCAGCGTCATGGCTTCACGGATCAGCCGCAGTTCTTGCGATGTGCTCGACGTAACTTCGGTGGTTGTCGTCTGATCGCTGCGTTTTTCGATTTTGGACGGTTCAATGCCCATCGCCTTAAGCTGCGGCAAGGAGGCTTGCAGCGCGTCCACACTATCGCGCAGTAACCCCAGGGACAGCGAAAGACCCTGGAGTTGCAAGCCGGCATTGGTCAGCTCCAGGCCCATCGAGGACAATGGAGCCGCCTCTGCATGACTTTCAGATGCCAACGGGCCCGGGTTAACACTATCGGCACCCTTTGCGCCGCCTGCGTTGCTGAATACACCCTGGCCATCCTTGACCATGGCATATGCGAGCGAATACTTGTCCTGCATCCCGCTTACTCCTGTTTAACGCCAAGGCGAGTGATCGCAATGTCGTAGCGGCGCAATGCTTTTCCGGCGTCCCAGTCGAGGATCTCCGCCTCATTGACCGAGTAGATCAGCGGCACCACATCGAGGATTACGTCGATGTCGCGCTGCGAAAGAAGTCCGCCGGTTGATTTAAAAAATCGTCGATGCGCTCCTGCAGTTCCGTCCAGTCGGGCACGGTCAAACCGGCCAGGTCAGGGATCATCAGGCCGGTGCAATGGGCGGTGATGAACTCGGCGCGCTCTTTATTGGTGGCAAGCTTTTTCATCACTTTGGTGGCGCGCAGGGCGGGCATTTCCAGGGGCAGTTCGGTCAGGGTTCGGCCGGCTGCGTCCAGGGGCAATAGCAACTGGATGGGTTGGTCGTGGGGTGTCGCGTCCTGTGCGTTCAGGAAGAACGACGCAGGGCGCGTCGACATCTCATGTACGTACTGGGCAATGCTCACGTAGTCCGGGCGCTTGAGTTGATCGAGCTCTTTTTCCGACAGGCCGGTGGCGAGTTTCGCCAGTTCAAAGAACTGGTCGTCCTCGTCATCACCGGCCCGGGCCAGCGCGTCTTTTTGCGCGGCGTAGAACAACGGTTTGAGTTGAACCTGCTGGATCGTTGCGCCGGTATCGGCGGTGATCGGGGCCAGCAGGAGGTGCAACGGTGGCATCCAGGCCATGGGGCAGTTCCTTGATGAACGGTATTGAAAAGCACGGAAATCCAAATCTGAGCACGGTCCCTGTGGGAGCTGGCTTGCCTGCGATAGCATCAACTCGGTGCTCCAGACACACCGAGTCGCCTGCATCGCGGGCAAGCCCGGCTCCCACATTGACCGTGCCCTCTTGGATTGCAGTTATCCTTACGGCATGAGCACGGCGCGGCGCGCATCGCCAAGAATGTCGACGCCGTTGAGCACGAACTTCTGGGTGCGCACGTCGATGTCGATCACCGAAATGCCATTTTCCAGACGGTTGTAGGTACGGCAGGACAGTTCCAGCGTGGTGAGCGCCTTGTCGCCCATCTTCAGCTTCGCCTCCTCCAGGGATTTGAGCTTGCCGCCGACGGTGTGGTAGGTGAAGTAGGTCTTGCCGTCCTGGTCCTGGCCGGCTTCCCGCACATTCAGCAGGATGTCGTCACCCATGCGCACGCCCAGGGCCAGCATGATTTCCGGGCCGGCACCTTGGAGGACCAAGGTGGCATTGAGCACCTTGCCGCTCTTGGCCATTTCTTCGGCGATGAAACGCCCGCCGGACATGGCTTCCATGTCGAACTCGATCTTCGGCGGGGTGAACTCTTCCACGGTTGCGGACAACGGCAGGCCTTGAAGGGTGGCCGCAATGGCCTGTCTGACTCGGTTGGTAAACATTAGAGAACGTCCTCCAGGAACTGCTCGATGATTTCATCGCGGGCGTTGAGTTGATAAACCATGTGTTCGTTCGGCGCGTAGCGGCCGTAGTCGATAACGATGAACCAGGTACCGTTCTTGTACTTCTCGACGCTGTTCAGTTCCGGATGCAGGTACACGCTGCCGCCGGGGATGGTCTCGTCGGCCACCAGGGTTTGCAGCCAGTCGTTGATGCGCTTGACCTCCTGGTCCATGAAGGACTTGGTGAGGTTCTTGGCCATGGCTTTCTGGCCGGCCTTGACCAGCTTGCGACTGATGGCATCTTCCAGGCCGACGTAGCTGATGAACTTGCCGGTGATGGAACGGTTGCCCAGCAGCGAGAAACCGCCGAGAACAGTGCGGGCGTAGTAGCTCACGCCATAGCGGTTGAGCAGGTCGCCTTCGGTGGAGGTGTCGAGGATGTTGTACTCGACGACGCGGGAAACGTCCTCAGCGAAGGTCACCTGGTTGCCCGGGCTTTCCCACTGCTTGACCTTGGCCAATGCGGCGATGGCCAGCGAGGATGGCGACAGGAATACGTTTTTCTTCGCGGCCTTGGAGTACACCGACGGCATGTTGTGTACCAGCAGGCAACGGTCGAAACCAAGGTCGGCACCGCCCAGCTCGCCGCTGTAGGTCACTTGATCGGCCACCGAAGCGTCCTTGCCATCCAGTACCACGCGGGCCTTGATGCGCTTGCCGAAGGAGGCGAACTCACCGGCCACGGCCTTGGTGCCGGTAAAGCCTGGGGCGCCGATGATGGTCAGGTCTTCCGGGACGCTGCTCAGGGCCGCCAGGCCGAGCTTGCGGCCGGTGACCGGGTCGTTGCCGCCGATCACATTATTGATCGTATCGGCCGGGGTGGCGCCTTCTTCGACGATGACCACATAGACCGGCACCTTGACCACTTTGAGGATCTGGTACACGGCCTGGAACAAGGTGCCCGACTCAGTGCCGGTAGGGTCCAGCAACGCCTGGGTGGTGAAGCTGTTGATACGGAACGGCGCGTTTTTCGGAATCGACGCGTGGGCATTCGGCGCAGTGCCGACCAGGCCGATCACGTTATCGCCAAGGCCGCCCATGGCCTCGGGGGATTCAGTGGCATTCACAGTGATGCCGTTGTGCTCGAAGTTCAAAACCTCAGCCATGATTAATCAGCCTTCTTGGGGGTGGAGTTGAGGACGCTGGTCAGTTCCAGGCGGCCAGCGGTGCGCAGGGCGGATGCTTCGACGTCGAGCAGTTCCAGCTCTTCGCCGGCGGTGGACCAATGGCCATTGCCGATGGGGAATGGAATGAGGACGGTGTAGGTTTGGCGGGTGGGCATGGGTGGAAATCTCCGGGTGGGAAATGCAAAAGCCCTGCGGGAGGGGCTTTTGAGGGGCGAAAAAAAACCGCTTTCGCGGTGGGGTGATTACTTATCTTCCGGCAAAGGGAACCGCGCCTTGATTTCGGCTACTTTGGCTCGCCATTCTTTCTCCTTCTCAGCCGTACCATCGAATTGCCATTCCAGGTACATCGGGTCGGCTTCGCTGACGTAGGCAGAGCGGCGCGCAGCAATGGTGCTAGCGAGCATAGCAGCGGAAGTGGCGTTCTCAATCAGAGTCTGGGCGGCCTCATCACTAAAACCCAAACCTTTAAGGGTCTGCGCATTGGCGGGTACGTTAATCAACGAGTCACCTGCAGGGGTAACCAATTTTTCGATAAACAAATTCATATGTCCGGTCCTTAAACCTTCGCGGTATAGCGAAGGTCGTTATCGTGGGAATAGGCCAGGCGCTTCTCTTCAAGGGTCTTCCCGAGTGCAGCATCAGCCTGAGCCAAGGTATAAGGTTTCACTGCCCAACGAACTTCCCAATCGGCATTAACATCATCCTTCATGACCACTTCAGTGTCTAACTTGCTGTAATTCACAGGATAATCAAACGTTTTCGTGATGGTGTAACTCAGGCCGCCCCTCAGGTACATTCCAGAAAACTGAGGCGCATTTGTTAGTTGACCAGCAACCAACCCCAAATACATGGGTTTGAGCCCAGTTACGGCACGAGCAGTACAAATCATACCAAACGAAACACCTCGTACCGTTTCACGGTAGGTTTGGGACACACGCTTGATAGCTAGAAAATTAGCATCACCGTTCCATAGGAATCCGACACCCTCGAGTTGCAAGTTCAAGCCAGCGATATGGTAAATACCTTCGCCAAAGGGTGCCTTTTCGCTATCTCGGGAAAATATACGAGAGATAGTGATTTCGGTTTCACCCGCGTCGTTCCCGGGCATGGTCCACCACACAGGATAAAGTACATCTGTAGACAAACCAGTAAGGTCAATATCCTGCCTGTAGAGAGCACGGCCATTAATATCTTTGGCCTGTACACTATTACGCCACGCCGTGAACTGACTCGACGCCGCGTCTACTCGCGCATCAATTTTACCAATTTGGTTAGTAACCGTTTCCGTCAGCTTATTACAAGCATCCACAACTTTAGTGATAGTCGTTTCAATCCCCATCATCAACTCCCTGTCAATTAGTCTTTCCAGCACTTTTGTAAGTGCAATTACTTCGCTTCGAGACGCATGACCCGAAACATCAAATCAAGGTGGCGAGACATATTACCAACCGAAGCCGCCGCTATGATTGCGATTTCCTCAGCCAACAACAAATTCAAATTCTCACTCCCCACCACAATCGTCACGCTATCCGCCGGCAATGGCGAAACATCCAGCGTAAACTTCTGCAGCACCCGCGCCGCCGCCGCTTTATACGTCAGCAACTTCCCCGCCACGGAATACACCGCCAGCAAAGTCCCACTGGCGAGGTAAAACCCGAACTCGCCAATCTCATACTCACCGTCGCCATCAAACAGCGCGGCCATCCTGAGTTGACGCTCGCCCAGGTCTTCGTAATCGACGATAGCCACCCGTTGGCGCTCGTCACGCAAGGCCACTTCGCTGCCGTCGGGGTTGTAGCGGCCGGTGCCGGCGCCGATGTGGGTGATTTCGCCTTTGAGGCCCTGGTTCTTTGCCTGCAGCACTTCATCCAAACCCTTGGAGGTGAAGCGCACCAGGCGCGTGATTTCATCTGTCATGGCTGCGCCCTGAGGTCGTAGTCGTTAATGGTGTAGTGCTGGGCAACCCCGGCACTGTTGAGCCGGGCAACCAGCGCCAGTTCCGGCAGCGCTCCGTTCAGGCAGAACTCCCCATCGCTTAAAGGAGCGTCGAGGACTTGCGTGAGCGCAAGCTGACCTTCGGTTTCATGCACGATGGTAATCGTCGCCTGATCGCGCTCACTCTTGGCCGCATTGATACGCCGGATCAGCCGGTTGTGATCGCCGCTGGACCAACTGCGCCCGATGATCGCCTGTACGTCGAAGGTATAAGGCACACCCAAGGGGCGCTGCTGATACCAGGCGCTGATGTTGGGGGTAAAACCCAATGACTCCACCGCATGACTCAGCGCCTTGGGCGTACCGGCCTGGCGTTGGATCTGCCAGGACAACGCCACGGTCAGGCGCTTTTCCGCCTCGCTGGCCTCGGCATCCCATTCGCTGACGCCGCGGTCGGCGGCCAGGTAAGGGAGGAATTCGCTTGGGGTTTGAAGTGGATTCATCAGCGCTGGAAACGGCGGCGTGACACGTTCAAGCAATGTGCCGAAGCCCAGGTCCAAAGCCTTTTCCAGCGGTGAACTGTTGGCCGGCAACAAACTCGCTTTAGGTTCACTCATAGCGTGCGCACCTCCACCTCGACACCCGTGCAATACGGGGCCTGGAACGCGGTGCTGACAATCGGTGCCAACGGTTCAAGGATGTGCAGTTGCGCAGCGCCAGCGCTGTGGATGGCGTAGTCGATCCAGCTGGGGTCAACCCGCCCTTCCAGGCGATGGCAGGACTCTGCGTAGTCTTGCAACAGCTTCTGCGCGGCCACTTGGGTCAACCCGGAGTCCGGGCCGGCGTTGATCTTGGCCACCACGCGAATTTTATAAGGTTGAATCTGTGCACCTTGGACGGTGACAAGGTCGGTTTCCGGCCGGACGTCCGGCCGTGCGAAATGTCGACGTACACCGTCAAGCAAGTCGGCAGATGGCGTACCGTCGCCCTCTCTGGAAAGTATGGTAACCATGACTTCGCCTGGTGCGGTACGTCGAGCGTTGCCGTCCTTGACCTGGGCCGCATAACCATCCGGATCGAAAGTGTAGATGACGCTCACCACGCCAGGTGTCGCGCTCTGCACTTTCACCGCAGGGCGCTCGCCAAGGGTGAAGACTTCGCGGCGATACTGCATCCGCGAGCCGGCCGCCGGAGCATGGGGCGCCAGGTAGTAACGCAGACGGGCGTCGTCATCGCTTTCCAGGGTCGGCGGCACCGGCGGGAAAGCTGCCGGGTCGCCAGGGTCGAGCACTTGGCGCTCCAGGCCCATATCGGCCAGGCGCGCATCCAGGTTGCTGCCGGTGGCCCACCACGCGAGCATCTGCTTGATACGGGCGTTGTATTTGCGCTCGTGGGTTTGCAGGCGCACGCAAAACGCTTCCAGGGCCAGGGTCAGCAGCTCGCTTTCATTGTCGAGGCTGACCTTGAGTTTGGCCGCGCTTTGCGGCGCTCGGCTGGCAACGTAGTCGATGACGAACGCCTTGAACTCGGCCAGCAACGGTTCGAACTCATCCACCTTGATGATGGCCGGTTCCGCCAGTTGGTTCTGGCCGGGGATCAGCATGCTCATGTCACGACCTCGAAGGATTGTTGGCGGTTTTTCCAAGTGCCGGCAAACCGCAGCAACAGGCCGGCGCCTTGGCGGGTGGCGACGATGACCTGGGGGTCAAAATCGCCGATGCCGTTGTGGGTGTTGTAGAACGCCTGGGCGGCGTGGCTTTGGGCGAGGATCAGCAGGTCATCACCGAGGTTTTGCCCGAGCAACTGCGGGATCAGCGAGCCGTACAACGGACGCTTTTGCCGAGTGCCCACGGGGGTGGTCAGCGCTCGGGTGGCGCGCTGCACAAATTGCAGCCAGTCGTCGACGGCTGCCCCGGTGTTCCTCTCGATTCCGAGCATGGGATGTCCTTATCGGGGGCTGATGAGTCGTCCCTGATGGTCCACCACCGGGCCGCTGAAGTGCGCGCCGCCGGCATCGAGCAACAGGCTTGTACCACCGGTCTGCAGGGTGATGCCCTGGGCGTTGAGGGTCAGGCTGGTGGCGCCGACCTTGACGTCGACTTGTTCGCGGGAGCCGCTGAAGGTGGTGGGGCCATTGACCCAATTGAAGGTATGACTGGCATCGTCGTAGTCGCTTTGGGTGCCATCTTGATGGCGCCGCCGTGTCAGCGTTGCCACACTGGAAACCGGCGGAAAACGATCACTATTGAGACCGAACAGTGCCACTGACTGCGCACCGCCCTCCCCGCCCCCGTAGTTGAGCAACAGACATTGTTCACCCACCGTGGGGATGCGGGTTTCGGTTTGCGCACCGGCACTGGGGTTGAAAAAGCGGATCGCTGGGGTGAGCAAGTCACCGTGACTGACCTTGCAGGTATTGCTGGCAGCATCGACCTGCTGGCAAACGCCAATCCGGCAGAAGCTTTCGGCGCGTCGATAAAGGTCTTCGAGTTGGGTCTCCATTTCCGCCAGGCGTTCGATGATCGGTCCCAATTGCATGCGTAACAGCGCGTCGAACATGGGCTACTCTCCCAGTGGCCTGTATTGATCCGGGTCGTCGATGTTCGAGACGTCCCAGGTGCAGGCGAACAGCGGTCGACCGGCAGGGTCTTCAAGCAGTGGCGGGCCGAGGTAGAGGGTTTGGATAAAGGACACGGTCCAGGTGTCGTAGGCAATTGGCACATCGCTCTGTGCGCCAGGCGCGGCGACGATACCGGCCGGTAGATCACACTGCTCCGGGGGCAAACCCCAGCGGTTATCCAGGACCAGGTCCATCAACTGGCTCGCCAGATCGCAGGCCTCGAACGGCGCACCTTGGATGATCATGGCCTTGAGTGAAATCGACAGCGCGTGAGCTTTACGCCCCTCCAGCGAGCGGATACCAGGGCCGTTACGTTCCACGGTGATCAGTACGCCTGTTTTATCCTCTGTGATTTGAAAATCCTGGTAATTGCCTACACGTAATTGGGGAAAGGCGCTTTTGAGCACCTCGCCAATGGCAATGGGAAGCTGGGAAGGTTTTTCGATAAACGTCATCTGTCGCGTCCTTGCAGGTTATTGCTGATCCGTGCGGAAAGACGGGGCGTTGTCTACAGCAACTGGCCTGGTTACCCGTCATGGGCATTTTTCAGGCAAGCCGGGGCGCCCCGCACAGCGGCGGGGGGCTTCCTGCTGGTGGGAAATGGGCTTAGAACGTCCAGCTCCATGCCGGAAAGGTAGGTAGAGGACCGGTACCGTGATCCGGGTAGAAAACGTGGGGCGTAGGCGCCGCAGTTGGCGTAAAGCCAAAACGAGCCCACATCGGCACGCCATCGATCAAGACAATGTTGCCGTCATCCTGCAATTGCAGGTAGGTACGATCTGGTCGGCCACTCTGTTCTTTAACTGGAATCCAGCTGGTCAGGGCGATCCATGTGCGGCTATGCACGTGATCAACGAGAAAAGCCCCACCTTGCATGTAGAAACAATTAGCCAAATCCGAATTCGGACGATCGTCCACATAGGTATAGGGCACAGTACTATCAGCTACCCAGATCTTCACGCCGTTGTCGTAAAGCACCAGGTTTGCGTCGGCCTCCAAGATCAGCTTGTACTGCTTGCTCGGAGACTCGAGATACTGCCCAACAAACATGACGTTGCGGGGAGGTAGCACCGAGCTGCCGTCTTGGGTAAACGGAATAATATGAAATCCACTGCTGGACATGTTGATCACCTTTTTGGTCGATTTATTGCGGAGAATTCCGCTTCACGTCGCTCGAAGGCGATTGCTCGAGGCTCGTAGCCTTCACATGATTCAACGTCCCACACCGGGGACACTTGATCTGGAGCTCGTTACACCTGCCTGCTCGGGCAAGTAATTTATTGCAGCTGCCGCATCTGAATTCTTTGAGCATGCAGGGACTCCTTTCGCGAATTTATGACCCAGGCGCGCAGGGTCTGGGCTTGTCATTCATCGCGGCGAATACCCGGTCATCGCACCGATCACTGTTGATCCGGGCGTGTGGTAGGAGGGTCATTGACCCCAATACGCCTGGCGGCCCACCGCTCATAAAGGCCGATGGCCACGTCGGCACCGGCCATGGCGGTCAGGCAACCAATGGCACCGGCGGTCCAGATCGACATGCCGGCGGCGTAGCACAGCATCAGGGCCGAAACCCCGCAGACCATGCAGGCCCCGGAGCGCAGGGCCAGACGACGAATCAACGACCAACCGCGGGCACCTTCCTTGTCGGCGCGCCACATTTCTCCAGACACTCCGCCGATCACGGCCAATACAATCACCAGCCAGATAGGCATTTCCGCTAACGCTTGCTGTTCATTTGTCATGTCACGCCTCCTGGCTGAGCAATTAATAATCCATATTTCATTTACACATGCTTCACTAGGTAGGCATTCCAAAAAGCCCGGTTGCCCGGGCTTTTCAGTAATGCTGTCCTCGGACTTTCGGCGCTACTGGCGCGGTACGGCCCTTTCCTCAATGTTTTTCCGACCACGATCCCTGTCTGCCGGATAACTGCTTCTGGTGCTTTACGCTGCACACCCGGGTCAGTTGCCAACCCTCTGAACCGTCAAGGCCGGTTCATCGCTGCCTGTTTTTGAAGCGTTGAAACTAAAGAGCGTCGGCATCCTTGCCGGTGTTGCCTGGCATCCCTGCCATCGCTTCGATGGCGTCCTTGCCGATGTTGCGTGCCTTCCTTGTCTTCCTTGGCAGCATCCTTGCCGCCTCCACCAGGCCTTGTTGGCTGGCTTGAGGTGAAGAATATGCATGTATGCATATACAGTCAATGCACAAATGCATTTATTTTTGCTATGGAAATGCACATATGCATTTACAGCTTTGCGGGCCAGGGGTTTGGCGGTTTTCTGCGGGCGAAAAAAAACCCGCTCATGGGCGGGTTTCGTCTTACGCGAGGAGGTTAACGGGCGTACATGCCCCACCAGAAAACATGTCCGAGGATGCTGATCTGCTCATCCTGGATATCCTGGAAGCTGTAGTCCTCATCCGGATGCTCATCACGGTTGAAACTGCGCAGGCGGATTCCCGAAGGCAGGCGATAGAGCTGTTTGACCCGCAGTTGGCCGTTGTGGTTGATAGCGTACAGATCACCATCGACGATATCGCCGATGCCGCTCTTGCCGGCATTCACGCCAACCGTGGCGCCGTCGCGTAGTACCGGCAGCATGCTGTTGCCGCGCACCGTCACGCACTTGGCCTGGTCGAACTGCACGCCGTTATGCCGCAGGCTACGCTTGCCGAACCGCAGGCTGGCCTTCTCGCTTTCCTCGATGACGAATCTTCCTGATCCAGCAGCCAATTCAACCTCGCGCAGAAAGGGGATCGACACCTCGTCATCATTGACGGGAGTGTCGTCGTCCCACAGGCTTATGTCCTTGAGTTCCGAATGCATCGGGTCGCGCCCTTCGTCGCGCAACCCACCCACCGCAGCGCGCCCGCGCAATTGGTCGGTGCTCACGCGAAAATACTCGGCAATGCGGGAGATGTGTTTATCCGACGGATCAACGATCTTGCCGCTGAGGATCCGGGACAGTGTGGATTGAGGTACGCCGGTACGCCGGTGAAGCTCCGTGGGGGAGATCCGGTCGCGGTCCAGCAGCTCTCTTAAGACGATAGAAACGTTGCGTTTTTGCATAACGCGGATAGTGACGGGAGTTTTCGGGGTTGGCAAATGCTAATTTGCATATTTATGCATTAAACAGCCGATTCTGATTAGCCTGAAACAAAATACTGTATATGCAAACAGTTAAATGCTCACTATTATCCCCAGCGGCCTGAGGTAAGACGCGGCAAATGAACAGGCTCCCTTGCTTATCGACAATTCAGGGGCTATGTATAAAACTCGTCAATCACCTAGCCAGCAACGACGGAGGTGCTCATGGCTTATTCAGCGCTAGCTGTTGCTAACGCCTTCATTGAACGCGCGAAGGAAGGCAAGGTTTCGGGCCTGACCCCGATGAAGCTGCAGAAACTGCTGTTCTATACGCAGTCCTGGCATTTGCGCGAACGGGACCAGCCCCTTATGGATGACCACTTCGCCCGCTGGCAATATGGCCCGGTCATCCCGTCGCTTTACCATGAGTTGAAATCCTACGGTAATCGCCCGGTGACCTCGCTGCTCAGCAACCTGAAGCCCGACGCCGAAGACATTGTCTTCGTGACACCGAGGGTTCCTGAGAGCGATACCTACACCCATCGCTTGATTGACCGGATCATTAACAAATACGGCAAATGGTCCGGCACCCAACTGTCCAACCTTTCCCACGAGGACGGCACAGCCTGGGCCCTCAAGGGCGCCGACGGTTCCGCCATTGACTGGGAAGACATGGCAGCACTCATTCACCCAAAGAGCCGCATCCGTGAGTGAAGAACTCGACAACCTGGAACTCACCCTGCCCCCCGTGGCAGGGCCCGACCAGGACACCCAGGCCGGTGGCGAGCAAGCCCTGGGCACCGACGATGAAAGAAGCCAGAACCTCAAAGACCAGAAGGCCGAACGGCAACTGCGCAAGAAGTATGCGGGGCGTGCGTTTTGGTTCGCTGCCTGCGGGGTGATTTTCTGGGGGGTCCTGCTGGTGTGGAATGGCTGGTCGACGTATTACTCGGGTAAAGCGCCGTTCTCGGACAATGTATTGATTGCCATCACTACGGCGACTTCAATCAACTTGTTTGCGGCGTTTCTTGGGGTGATCAGAGGGTTGTTTCCGGCTAGTGGGCGTAAATCCAAATAG